TGAAATTAATTAAAGAAGAAACATTTGAAGGTGTTTCTGGTGTAATAGAAGAGAATAAAGAAGAGAACACTAAATTTGTTTATATTATATCGGAAAAGGGAATTCAAGTAAATTTAAAAAACAAAAACAACAGAATATATCCATCAAGTATTGTGGAAAAGGAATTGTTGGAAAATTATATTCCAAACACATTAGATAATGGTGGTGCTTATGGTGAATTTGGTCATCCAGATAATACCTCATTAAATGGTGATAGATTATCACATAGATTTACCGAAGTTAAAAAATTCAATGAAACTTATTGGTCGGTTAAAGCTAAAGTATTAAATACTGATATGGGTAAAATGGTACAAGCATTAATTGAAGATAAAGAAGGTAGAATTGGAATTTCAACGAGGGCAGTTGGTTCAGTCATTAAAGAAAACAAATCAAGCATAGTACAAAGTGATTTACATTTTGTAACGGTAGGTGATATTGTAACAGAGCCGTCAGCACAACACGCTTTTATTCAAGGAATTAAAGAAGGTGTTAATTATGAATGGGTTGACAATGTATTAGTAGAATCTGTAGTTAAACAAATTGATACTAATTATAAAGAGAAAATGACTTTAGTTGAAAAACAAGGTGTTTTACTTGATGTGTTTGGTAATTTTGTTAATAGCATTACAGAAGAAAAAATCAACCAAGATGAATATAATTTTTATATTGTTAAAGATAATAAAATTTCAAATGGATTTGAGTTATTTGAAGATGCTAAACAACACACAGATAAAGTATTTACCAAAAATAGTCTGAATAACATAGGTATCAACCCGAATTCAAACAGTGATTGGATTGATGGTAAATAGCCTATATACTTAGGTAAATTTTTACAAATCGTAAATTTTATAAATATATTATAAAATAAAAATAGGAGGAATAATTGTGAAAGAGAAATTAAAAGAACTTTTTGAATCATTAGAAGGATTCAATGGTGAGCTCATAACTGAAAATGTATTGACAGATATGGAGTTAATTTTCAATTCTGCTGTAGATGTAAAAGTTGCATCATTAAAAGAAGAAACAAATGAAAAAATGATAGATGCTGCCGATTCTGATTTACAGGATTATAAAGAAAATTTAACAGAAAATCTTGATATATATCTTGAAGATTCAGTTAATGGTTATTTAAGAGATAATATTGAGACACTTGAAGAACATGTAAGATTAAATGCTTACAAAAAAATTGTAGAAGGTATTGCAAATGTATTAAAAGAAAATAACATTGATATACCAGTTGCAGATGAAGATGCTTTACGTGAAGTAGAATTAAGTAATGTTGAATTAAAAAACAAAATCAATGAATTACATTCTGAAAAAAGAGACCTTGAAAAACAGGTACTTATTGCAGAAAGTAAAGCGGTTTTTGTTACTGAAACAGCAGATATGAATGATGTTGATGTAGAAAGATTAAGTAAACTAATGGAAGGTTCTGACTGGGATACAGCAGAAGGATTTAGAAGTAAACTTACTGTTATGAGAGATAATTTTTTAGGTGAAGGGGAAAAATTTTCAACACAAAAAAAAAGATTTATCAGAGAAGATTTGAGTAATGATACATATGCTAAAGATATCAACTCAATGTTAGTTTAAAAAATTAAAAAAGGAGAAAAAGAAATGGGAAAGTTAATAAAAGAAGAAGTATTACTTGAGAATTGGAAAGACACTCTTGAGAATGAGAAATTTACACCTATTAATGAGCAAAAGAAAAAAGTTTTTCTTGCACAGATGTTAGAAAACACTAGAGTTTTTGCTGAAAAAAATCTTAAAGAAGGAACTGTAACTGGTGATGTTGCTGGTTGGGAACCAAGATTAATTAGTATGGTAAGAAGGGGAACACCAAACCTTATTGGTGCAGATATTTTTGGAACACAGCCAATGACAGCTTCAACAGGGTCAATTTATGCAATTAAATCTGGTTATACAAATGATACAGATAATTCATTGAAACCAGCCCTTGCAACTAATTCAGTTGTATTAGTATTGGCAGATGGTTCTGGATTTCCAGCAGGGACAGATATTTCAACAGATGGTGCTGGAGCTGGTATTGGTGTTGTAAGATATCAAGAAGATAATACAGTATTGGTTGGAATTACTTCTGGTAGTTTCGCAGCAAGTGATGGTGTTGATGACGCATCTACTTACTCAGCAGATGTAACAACTGTAAGTTCAGTTTTTAGTAATGAAGCACAGTATCAGTTCTTGTTTAAAGATTATGCGAAATATGCATCAGTTGCATTGGCAGAATCAGCAAGTACTAATATGAAGGAAATGGGTTTTACTATTGATAAATCAACTGTTACTGCTGAATCATATAAATTGAAAGCAAAATGGACTGATGAATTAGACCAAGATTTACAGAATGAACACAATCTTTCAGCACAGGCTGAATTAACAAGAATTCTTTCAAATGAAATCGCAGCAGAACAGAATATGACACAGATTTCACTTCTTAATCAACATGCTGCTGTTGGTGGAGTAACTTCTTGGACTTATGGAACATCTGGAACACCTGGAAGATGGGAAAAAGAAAATACATTTGAAATGTATTCAAATATTAATACTGTTGCTAATCAAATTGCTAAAACAACTATGAGAGGAAGAGGAAATTTCTTAGTAGTATCTTTAGATGTTGCTTCTAAATTAGAAACACTTTCAGAATTTCAAGGAATCGATGTTGCAAAAGGTATTATGGATGTTGACCTTGGGGCAAATGCTTTTATCGGAACATTAGGAAGAAAATTTAAAGTTTATGTTGATATTTTTGCAAATGCAAACTATGTAACAATTGGTTACAAAGGTGCTTCAGAATGGGATGCAGGACTTTACTGGTGTCCTTATACTCCAGTTACAGTTAAAATGGGAATGGGTGAAGAAGATGGTCAACCAAGAATGTTTTTCCATACAAGAGCTGGACTTGGAGAAAATCCATTCGGACCTGAAAATTATTACAGAACTATAAACATAACTTTATAATTTGTTAAAATATAGAGATGAGAAAAAGGGATGAAAAAATCCCTTTTTCTATAATTTTTGGAAACTGAAAGGAGGAGGAAAAAAAATAATGAAAATAGAACAATTTAAAAGTTCATTTGGAAGAGTTGCAAGACCAACTTTATTTCAAGTTCAATTGCAATTTCCTGGGGCAAGTGTTGAATCTACTTTTTTCTGCAAAGGTGCATCAATTCCTACTCGAACCATTGGTGAAATAGAAATACCTTTTATGGGTAGAAAAACATTTCAACCTGGTGATGCAACTTATGAACCTTGGACAATTACCATTTTTAATGATGTTAATTTTACAGTTCGTAGAGAATTAGAAAATTGGCATGAGATAATGAATGAAGCTAAAAACAATAGGGGTGTAAGTAATTTATCAGAGTATGAAAGAGACTTAAGTGTATTTCATTTAGATGACCAAGAAAATATTTTGAAACAATATATATTCAAAAGTGCATGGCCCACTAATTCTGGAGATGAGATTGCTCTGGATTGGGGTAGTGCTGATACTGCTGAAGAATATTCAGTTCAATTTAGATATGATTATTGGACAACACCAGATGTAACAAGAGATTAAAGTAAGATAACATATATCAAAAAATAAAAAAGGTAACTTTAACGAGTTACCTTTTTTTATTTATAGGTTTATCATCAAATATTTTTTTTAAAATATTTTTTCATTGGCAATCTCCTAAATTTAATAATTAATTATACAATATTTATTAGTATTATTTAATTAAAAACTTTTATAAATATATTATAAGGAGAAAACTTTTGAACATAGAAAATTTTAAATCAAAAATTGGGCAGGTTGCTGTACCAAACAAATACATTGTAAATTTTAATGCAATGCCAAATTTCAATAAACATTTTCCTACACTTGGAAATGATTTATCATTATTAGCAAAATCAGTTAATTTACCAAACATGGATTCAAAAGAAATTTCTACTAATCATTGGGGATTTGAAAGGTCAATAATATCGAGTATTGATTATGACGCATTTTATATTGATTTTTTAATTGATAAAAACTATGAAGTAAGAAAAGGTTTTGAAAGTTGGTACAATGATGTATTTAATAAAAAAAAATGGCAAGTCAATTATTTTGATGATTATAATATACCAGAGGTAGAAATTATTGTATTAAACAAACAAGATGAATGGATACATAATATCACATTATATAATGTATATCCGATTAAATTAGGACCAGTCCAAATGGCTTATGGTAAAAGTGATTATGGTGAGTTTAATGTTACTTTTAAATTTTGGAATTGGGATAGTGACAGTACTATTTTAAGTACTCCAACAAACATAGCAAAAAGTTTTTAAAACTATTATAAATATATTTTAAAATAAAGGAGGTTTATAATGAAAAAATTAGAAAGACAAATTACAGAGGTAAAATCAGTTGATGGAAATACCACATATAGAGTATTACCATACACAATGAAATCACAAAAGTTATTATTTTTAGGTATTGAAGAAGATTCTGTTTTACCTGAAGAGGATACACAAAAAGGAATTAATTTATTTAATGCAATAGTACAAGTAGTTAATAATAGTCTTGTGGACAATACAAAAATAAATGTGTTAGAATTACCTTATGTTGATTTCATAAAAATCATATTAGAATTAAGAAAAATTAGTAAATCGGATGCTGTTGACGTATCTACAAGATGTGGTAATAAAGATTGTAGATTTTTTGACGGTGAGGCTAAGTTTTTAATCGATGATATACTACAAATAAAACTTAGTAAAAACGAGAATGATGTTGTAAAATTAACTGATACATTAGGTATTAAATTAAAACAACCCACAGTCCAATATATAAAAAATACTATGTTTTCTGATAATCCAAATAAAACAGTTGACCACCATAATTACGATTTAGTATTGAATAATTTACATTCTGAATTAGACGGTGAAGAAATTAATATTATTAAAAATGTTACTGAAGCTGAAGATATATTAGGTAGATTAATTGACCCAGAATATCAGAAATTGGTTGACTGGTTTGTAAATGATAGTAAAATATTTTTTAAATTGGAGTGGGAATGTGAGAAGTGTAAACATAAAAATTCTGAAATAGTTGATGAGATATTAGATTTTTTAGAATTATAATTCTACAAAAAGGTAGTGCTGTAGAATTGTTTAAGTCTGAATTTGACTTATTAACTGCCAAATTTTATACATATACAGAAATTATGAATATGATACCTTATGAATTTGACATCAATAAAACTCTTGTTGTTGAATATATTGAAGGTAAAAATTAATGAAACTTTTATAAATATATTATAGGAGAAAATTTGTGATAAATAATAATATATTTAATTTAAATAAACAAAATATTGATAATATTATTAATATTAGAACTTTCAACCAAGGTATTATAAAACAAGTTGATAAATTAGATATTAATAAAGAAAAAATATTAGACAAAATAAAAGCTGATGCTAATTTAGAACAATCACGAGAGTATGCTGAATATATTTTAGGTATGATTTCTGAATTAACAAAAGTTACTTCTAATATTAAAAATATAGATGATGCTGAAAAGGTTTTAAAACAAGCACAAGATATAAAACATATCATATCTAATTTATTAAAAGAAGATAAATTAACAGATAAAATATATAATGAATTCTTAAAATCTTTAATTCAGATTCAAAAAATAGGAAAATCTTTTATAACACAGTTTGGTGGTGTAATAACAAAAAAAGGTAAGATTAAAAAACAAACACTAAAATCTAAATTAAAAGGTGTTTTTAAGAAAAAGGAATATTGGGCAGTTGGTAGTTTAGTTGGTTTAGGTGGAATGTTAGATATTCCAATTCTTACAATGATTGGGGCTTACTCTGGTGATAAGTTAAAAGCAAACAGAGAGGCACAAGAAGAGGAAGAAAAAAATCGTGAAAAAAAACAGGAAGAAATTTATAAAGAATTAGACCAATTAAAAAATAAACCAAATAGTGATAATCCTATTCCTACTCCTACTCCAAGACCTAATAATGATAATATAACAGAGCCAAACAATGATAATTCTAGTAACGATTCAATTCCTACTCCAAGACCTAATAATGATAATATAACAGAGCCAAACAATGATAATTCTAGCGATAACACCAATTCAAGAACACCAGATGAAAATTCAATAATATCATCATTAAATAACAATTCTAATATTTCTAATAATGTTGGTAACAGTGAAAGTAACGAAATACAAATTGCATCAAAAGAAAAACTAATTGATATTGATAAAAAAATAGAAAAATTAGTAGAACACAATTCTAAAATATCAGAACAATTAATAAAAAATGCCAGATTTAATGAAGAAACTAATAATGAAGAGACTATTAAAAAAAGAGATAAAACACAAGAAAAAATTGCAAATATTTTAAGTGGTGGTTCAAAAAAAGTAAAGAAAGAAAATAAAAAATCTGCTAATAATTTAGATTTAAAGACCGCTGCTGCCATTGCTATTTTTACTTTCACTGCATCTAAATTAATAAAAGTGGGTGGTATATTAAAAGACATTTCAGATGATAAAAAAAATTGGAAAGATTCAACGGAAAAAACTAAAAGTATAGGTGTATCAGCTAAAAAAATGGTAGAAGATAGAAAAACACCAAAAATGTCAAAAAAAAATTTAACAAATTATGAAAATGAACAAAAAAAAATAGAAGATGAATATAAAAAAGGAATAGCTAAAACACCGATATATTTTGGTAAAGAAGCACATTTACATAAAATAGAAGTTGAAAAAACTGAAAAGTTAGGTAAATTATCTGAAAGATTCAGAAATGGAGAATTTGGGGTTGAGGCAGCAAGAGATTTTATATTTAATAAAGGGGAATGGTCTAAGGGTGTTAGTAGAAATGAAAATATTCGTAGAATGCCAAAAAAACTAAACACTAAAAAGGAGTTAGTGTGGAAAAAAGCACTTAAAAAACATAAAGTAGGGTCAAAAAAATTTAATGAAATATTTAAAATAGGTCCAGAAAATTATAACCCAGCATTAGAAAATAAAGGTGAATTACCAAATAAAGGGGCTAAAGTTAGACCAATTAAAACACCTAAAAATGAAAATAAAAATTTATTATCAGAGAATAAATCAAAAACAGATAAAGAAACTGAAGGTGAATTGCCAAATAAAGAGGCTAAAGTTAGACCAATTAAAACACCTAAAAATGAAAACGCTAAATCTAATACTTTAACAAAAAGAAATAAAGTACCAGAAATTAATATCCCATCACCAAAATCATCAAATAAAACAAATGTTGTTTCCACATCAGGTAAACCTTGGAAAACAAATGGTAATGTAAACACAAGGGGTTTAAACCCAGCAATGAAAAATAACTTAATTGCAATGGGAAACGAATACACACAAAAAACTGGTAGACTAATGGTAATGAATTCTGGTTATAGAGATAAGAAAAAAACATTACAATTAAATTCTCAAGGTAAAGGGGCTAAATTTGGAAGGTCTTTACATAATTATGGACTTGCAGTTGATATTAATACTGGTGATTTAAACTCAATGAATAATAGTGGTTTATTAAAAAAATATGGTTTTCACAGACCAATAAAAGGTGAAACATGGCATTTAGAACCATCATCGATTGATAGAAATGCTGTTAAAAATAGTGGAATTGCTGGAATGAAAATGTATAGTGGAGCATTTAATAATCAAAGTGGTGGAGATAATATAGTAAAATTAAATCAATCAAATACAAGTAATGAAAGTGAAGGTGAACCAAAAGTTTCAGATGCTATTGCAAACAATACCAATTCATCACCAATTACTACAGCACAATCAGTTTCTGATAACAAAATTGCTGAAAAGAATTTAGAAACACAAAAATCAATTGCTAATAGTGGAAATGGTAGTTCAAATCAAATTAATAATGTAAGCAATAATAATATAGTAAATTCTGGTGATATGGGTTGGACAATAGATGATTTACCATTCTTATCACAGGTTAAAACAGGAATTGCTTAATGGCATTAACAAAAGCACAAAAAAAGTTTTGGGTTGGTTATATTGGTGGTAAATATACTGCTGAAATTCCAAGTGGAAAAACTAAAGTACAAATAGGTCATGTGTATACTTATGAATACAAATCAAAACTATTTCATGCAACACCACAAAGGTTATTTTATTATGATAAATTTCCATTAATTATTTGTGTAGGTTTTCCAACAAAAGGTGGTACTGGTTGGTATGGATTGAATTTACATTATTTACCACCCAGAATGAGATTATATTTTGTAAAAAAAATTATTATTGCAAATAGACTTCATATTAAAAAGAAAAAAGATATAAATAAAGGTAAGATAAAATTACCATACGGTGACTTAAAAAAAGCAGCAGAAATTTTACTGAAAAAAGAGAGTATGGTAATATTTAAAAGATATTTAAAAAAACAAGTAAAATCAAATATTGCTGAGATACCCTGGACACAATTATATAATAATGCAAGTATAGAAAATGCACAATGGATGGGAGAATGGTCTAAGGAAAATATATATTCATATGCAAGAGAACAAACTAAAAAAGTAAGAAAATCCGTATCAAATAAAAAATATAAAGAAAAAATTAAAAAGAAAAAGATTACAAAAAAGAAAAAATCTATTTATGATAAAGCAAGATATGCTAAAAAGAAAGCGAGGAGGAAATAAGAAATGATAACAATGAAAGAATTAATTGAATCATTAAATATTAATTATTATTACCACAAATGTAGTGTCACTGGATTAATTTTATTAATACAAGAATTTGAGCCAAATACAATAAGTATTAGTACAGATAAATCACATAGTTTATTTTGGAGAGAGTGTTGTATTGTGTTTAACACTAAAGGAATTAAATTTTTATCATATTCAGAAACTGACAGTGATTCACGACAATATAGCAACTATGATGAAGGGAGAATAAAATTTAATTCAAAAAAAGATTTGTTAAAAGCAATAAAGTATATTATATTACCTAAAAGAACAATAAATACAATAAAAAAAGGTAATTATAAAAGTGTTGAACCTATTAGTTTTACCAATACTGAAGGTGAAGAAATTAAAGATATTTTTAATATGTTTGGTAATAAATTAATATCTACAAGTGATGCAATAAAATTAGATAAACGATGGAATAAACAATTTTTAAATATAAAATAAGGAGAAAATAATGAATATTTTTGAAGCAATGTACAATAGAATAACATTAAAAAAACAATTGGAGGTTGAACCATTAAGTGTAGTTGATACTAAAACTACTGAATTTACGACAGGTAATGGAATTGCAGATGGTGGTATTAATCAAGCATTCGGATTTTCAAATAATGATAGAAGAACATTAACAGAAAAAGAACTTATTAAGAAATGGAGAATGATGTCAAATTTTGATATTGTTAATGATGCTATTAATGAAATAGTTAATGATGCTGTTATAATCGATAATGATAAAATAGTAAAAATTGATTTATCTGAAATTGAATTAAGTGATAAAATTAAAGATAAATTAAAATTAGAATTTGAAGGTATTTTAAAATTATTAAATTTTAGAAAAAATGCAAAAAGAGATTTTAGAAATTACTATATTGATGGTAGAATAGTAAAAGAAATAGTTTATGATAAAAACAATTTAAAAAAAGGTATTATTAAAATAAATGAGATTGACCCATTATTTATCGAAAAAATAATTTCTATCGATAAAAAAGAAATGGTATATAAATATACTAATCCAGACAATAATAAAATATATGAAATACCTTTGGATTTAGTATGTTTTACTGGAAGCAATTTATTTATTAAAGATATGACAAATTCATATAAAAATCTTGAAATATCTTATTTAAACAAAGCTGAAAAGTCAGTCAATAATTTAAGATTAATCGAAGATATGATAGTAATATATAGAATTATTAGGAGTTCTGAAAAAAGAATATTTAATGTTGATACTGGATATTTGAATAAAACAAAAGCAGAACAATACTTAAATAAATTAATGCATAAATTTAAAAATAAATTAAGTTATGACCAAAATACAGGTTCATTAAATAACCAAAAAAATGTGGTGTCAATGATTGAGGATATGTATTTTGCAAAAGGAGCTGATGGAAAAGGAACTTCAGTTGATATGTTATCTGGTGGTCAAAGTCTTGGAGAGATGGATGATGTTTATTATTTCCTAAGAAAAGCTTGGAGACATTTATTAATGCCAGAGGGTAGATTAAATCTTGAAGAGAAAAGTCAGTTTAGGGTTGAACAATATAGTGAAATTGAAAAAGAAGAGGTTAATTTTTTCAAACATATTCAAACAGTTAGAAGTGATTATAGTGAACAGTTTACACAACTATTAAAAATACAAGCAATTAGAAAAAACATTATGAAAGAAAGCGATTTTGATATAATTGAAAGTAGTTTAAAATATCTATGGACTAATGAAAATCATTATACTGAAATTATGGAATCTGAAGTAATGAAAATGAGATTAGAAAATGTAGGTACAATGATGGAATATGCTGGACAATTTTTTACTAAAGAAGATATCGCTTTAAAAGGTTTGAAATATACTGAAGAAGAATGGAAAGAAAAAGTAAAAGAACTTAAAAAAGAAGAAGCAAGTGGTGAAGGAATTGAACCAGAAGAAGATGACGATGATGGATATAGTGATAAACCAGAACCACCAACAAAAAAAGAGCCAAAAGAAAAACCAGAGGAAGAAGTAGAAAAAGAGGATGAAGAGGATAAGGATAAAAAAGAGGAAAAATAATGAAAAATATTAATGATATAAATACTAATATATCACAGACTGGAAATCATTATTTTAAGATTGATAGGTTTGAAGATGTTAGTTATAATATTCAAGAGTGTGAATTACCATCAGTGACTTTAGGAAAAATTGATATGCCTACGCCATTTGGTGTTAATATTAGTGTGCTTGGTGATAGTATTGAATTTAGTGAATTTGATGTGACTTTTATAGTTGATGAAGATTTTAATAATTATAAACATTTGTTTAATTGGATGGTATCAGCTAAACAATCATTTAAATTAAATTCTCAAAGTGATTATATGAAAACCGCTGAAAAATTTATGAGAGATAATAATTGGTATGCACAATGTGAATTGTATTTATTAACTAATAAAAAAAACTTCAATCAAACTATAAGATTTCGTGAATGTTTTCCTACAAGTTTAAGTGCTTTAAGCTTTACAGTTAGAGATGATGCAGTTCCATTGAGTTGCTCAATGACATTATCTTACACAAGCTTCGAGTTTATTTAAAACTTTTATAAATATATTATAAGGAGATATTAAATGAATAAACAAGTTAGACCAAATGATTATTTAGAAAAGGGTACAAAAGTACATATTATAACTGGTGGGTATAAAGGTGAAATAGTAAAAACATTAAAAAAGAAAGACCAGTTTGGTATGCCTATTAATGTTTTTAGGGTTAAATATACAAAAAAATATTTAAACAGAAAATATACAGATATTAAACCATTTATAAAAGATATTAATTATGCCAGTATAGAACTGGACGAGGGAGTGAAAATGAAATTTAAAGAAATGATGGAAAATATTTTAACAGAGTCTAAACCACCAAAATATGGTTGGAATGAACAAAGTGGTTATTTTGTGGTTGATTATTCAAATGGTGTTTCACATGCTTTTGATGATAGGACAAAATATATATATTTTTTGAAAAATTCATTTGGTTTACCGGAAAGAGAAGTTAAAGAAATTTTAAAGAACATTGATAAAAATAAAATTACACCATTAAAAATAATAAATAATATGTTTTCGTCATCATCTAATATCCAAGACGAAGATTTAATGACCAGTTATCATATAGTAATAGGTAATTTATCATTAAAAGATTATTCATCAAAACTAAGAAAAAAATTAAAAGATATTGTAGATTATATAAATAGTAAATTAAATGATAGGGATATTAAATTACTGAAACGAATAACTTCAAAAACAACTTTACTTTTTGTATTAAGAAGTAAATTAGATAAATAAAAAAAGGAGGTATATAATGGAAAAAGAAGATTTAACAAAATTAATTAATCATGCAAACAATGATGATTTTGCTGAGTTTGATAGTGAAGTAAAAGAGTTAGTAAAAACAGAGTTAAGCACAAAAGTGCAGAAATTAAATGATGGAATATTTGACGTAATTAATAGTGAAATTAATCAAACAAACTATTATGATGAAGATGACGAATATTAAAAGGAGAAATAAGAATGGCAAAGAATAATACAACATATTACAATTTAAAAGGATTTGTATTTAATATCGAAGGACCAAAACCAGAAAAATTGGCTTACAGAATAGCAGAAGGTTATAACAAAAATATGCCAGAGGGTTTAGATATAATGTATCCTGGGATGTTAAAATTAGTTCCAACAAAAGTTAAAACTAATATTGATTTAAAAACAATACACAAAGAAAATAGTATTGATGCTAATATTATAATTGAAGATAAAGAAAATAGTATTGATGCTAATATTATAATTGAAGATAAAGAAAAAGAAATATTTCAAAAAGAAGAATTAAAAAAAGTTATTGAAAACACTGTAGTTGAAGTTATCGAAAAAAAAGAAGAAGAAAAAAAAGATAAAGAAATTTTTGACGATGAAAAAGACCAAAAAGCAGAAGATAAATTAGTTGAAGATATAGTATTTCTTTTAAAAAGAAAAACAAAATATGACACTATCTGTGAAAAGTATGATGTAACTAAAGATTATGTTAGAGAATTAAAAAAGAAATATATCGATAAGAAATAAGTAAAATGCCAATATCAACTGCAAAAGAATTAAAAGAATATTGCTTACGAAAGTGTGGTTCTCCAGTAATTAATGTAGAAATTGCAACTGAACAGCAAGATGATTGTGTAGAAGAAACATTAGAATTCTTTTCAAAATATCACATGGATGGAAACGAAGAAACTATTATTATAATTCCAAAAGTAGTTGGTGAATCAGAATACACATTGGATTCAGATATTTTATCAGTAACTGAAATAATTGAAATTGGAAAATTCACTACATCAAATAATGAACCATCATTTACTTTACAATGGGAATTCTACCAAGAAAAAACACATTTCAGATTAGATATGGTAGGTTATGAAATAGCAAGACAATGGTTAGACATGTTAAGAGATATGTATGTAACAAAAGATGGTTTTGAATTTAATCCAGTCAGTCATAAATTTGCGTTGACAACTAAAGCCAGAGATACTTCAACAATTGCTTTAAAAGTTTATAAAAAAATTAACCCATATAATTATGGTGATGTATATAATAATGATTTTGTTAAGAAATATTGTACCGCATTATTCAATATTCAATGGGGTAAAAATTTAAACAAATATACTGGTGTACCAATCCCAGGTGGTGGTACATTGAATTCCGAAGCAATATTACAAGAAGGTAGAGAAGATAAAGAAAAATTGGAAGAAAAAATCAGAGAAGAGTTTGAGCTTCCAATTGATATGTTAATAGGCTAATTAAATAATACTTAAAAATAGTGTATAATAATTAAGGAGGTTTGTAATAAGATGACAATTAATGAATTAAAACATGAGATTAAAAAAGACTTAAAAATTGATATGAGTAATTTAGATAATGAATCGGCTGGAAATGTAATGAAGGTCATGAAATACCTTGATATATTTCATTCAGAGCAGAAAAAACTAAATAAAATATATAAAGAACTTTCTATATTAACAAAAGATAAATATATTCATTATAGACATAATGATAAATATGTACCAGAAACTATGAAAGAACTTGATAAGTATGTTCTTGGTGATGATGAATTTAGTCAAAAAGAAATGGAATATAAAAATCAATTAGCATTTACAAGATTTTTAGAGGAAACTGTTAAAAATTTTACAGCCAGAGGTTGGAATATTAAAACAACATTATCTGCCCAAGCATTCAAAGTCGGAGATACAATCAAATGATAAAATGCATTAATTGTAATAAAAAATATAAAGAAGAACATAATATGAAATTTGATATTGGTTTTGTAAAAGTTGACCAAACACAATGTCCACATTGTCAAAAACCAGTTAATACAAAAATTATTGACGGTAAAAGTGATATTGTTATTAGCGAATGGAATGATTAAAACTTTTATAAATATATTATAAAAAAGGTGGAGGTTTATTATAGATAAGATTAAAATTTTTAAACTTGATGAAACATTTATAGGTATTGAATGTGATGATAGTATTGCACTAACATTACAAGATAGTTTTAAATATTTTATGCCTAATGCTTGGCACTCACCGAAGTATAAAGCTGGTTATTGGGACGGTTATCTCAAATTATTTAAAGCTGATGAAAAATTATTATATTTAACTTTACTTCCAGATTTAATTAAAAAATGTAAAGATTTAGATATTGAGATTGAATATGACCAAGAAGATAGTGACTGGGAATATGAAACTAATATTACAGAAAAAGAGGTAAAAGAATTCATACAAACTTTACCTTTAAAATTCCCATTAAGAGATTATCAAGAGCAAGGTGTTATTGGAGCATTAGTCAATAAAAGACTTGTGGGTGTATCAGCAACTGGAAGTGGAAAATCATTAATATTATATGTATATACAAGATATTTATTAGATAATATATTAAAAGATGATGAAAAAATATTATTAATAGTTCCTACAATATCATTAGTTTCACAAATGACTTCTGATTTTATGGAATATAATGGCGGTGATAGTAAATGTGTTATTGAAAGAGAAATTCATCAAATAACTGGTGGTAAAGATAAAGATTCTAATAAACAAATTTATATTTCAACTTGGCAAAGTATATTTAATTTAGAAGAAAGTTATTTTTCAAAATTTAAAGCATTGATAGTTGATGAAGTACATAGGTCAACTGCTCAATCGATAACTAAAATTTCAGAACAATGTGAAAATGCTGAATATAGGCTTGGTGTAACTGGAACTATTCAAAAAGCCAAAACAGCACAAATTGTAATAAAGGGATTGTTGGGTAAAATATATAATATTGCAAAAACCAGAGAGTTACAAGACAAAGGGATATTATCAAATATTAAAATATATGGGTTTGTTTTAAGATATCCAGAGACAATAAGAAAAAATGCAAATATTGTATTAAATAATGATTATCTTGAAAGTTTAGAAAAAGCAACTTCAGAAAAGGATTTTTGTTTATCTTATTATAATAGACAAAATTTTATATCAAAGATTGCAGTTAAATTAAAAGGTAATTCATTAGTTATATTTAATAATATAAAACATGGTAAAACTTTATATGGAATGATAAAGAAAAAAACTGATAATAAAGTATATTATATTGATGGTAAAACTAAAGGTACTATTAGAGAGAAGATTAGAAAATTAGTTGATAGTGAAACGAATAGTATAATAATTGCAAGTTATGGTGTGTTTTCAACTGGTGTAAATGTACCCAGTATTGAAAATATTGTATTAGCATCACCAACAGCAACTCCAATTAGATTATTACAAACAATTGGTAGAGGTTTAAGAAAATCAAAAGGTAAAGTAAAGTTAAAATTAGTTGATATAATAGATGATTTAAGATATAGAGAAAAAGGTTCAAAAGATAAAGTTAATAATTATTTATATAAAAATTATTTAACAAGAAAAAGTGAGTATAAAAAAGAACAATTTACAGATATAGTTATTAAAAAATTTGAATTAAAATAAAGGAGGAGGTTTACAATGAAAGAAATTTATCAGTACAAAACATTCAATACTTCAATTGAGTTTGAAAAATGGCAAGAAAAAAATGAGGTTCACATTAAAGAAATTCAACAATTACAAAATGAACCAGACAAAATATTTTTAGTTTATAGCGAAAAAAATTGGAAAGAATTAAGAGAAGAATATATTAATAACTTAATAGATTTTCATAATTACACAAAAGAAGAAGCATATAATGAATTAAATGAAATCATTAAAGAAAATGATAATGATAATATTTTAGAAGATGAAGAAGAAGATGATGACGATACAGAATTAGTACATTAAAATGGAAATTTATAAATGTAAAAATTGTAATAATGTAATATCTGGTTATAAAGATATTAATTTAGAAAGTCATATTTTTTGCCCTAAATGTAATACTAAAATCACATTGAATGACAAAGACGTTAAAACTTTATTGCAAGAAAAGAGGAGTAAGTAAAATGATATTAGATATGACTAAAGCAAACCAAACATTAAATATGTTTTATAAAAAAGATACAAATTTATTTATTATTGAATTAACCGAAGATGTAACAAAAGAGGTAATAAACTATTGTAAATTCACATTTGAAAGTATTAATTCTTTAGATATGTATAAGAATAATTCTGATTGGTTTATTGTAGTTAATATTGGGTATAATGATATTTTATTCAAATATAATAATAAAGAAAAATGTCAAAATACATTTAATTATATTAATAAATATTTTATTAAAGACAGAAAAAAATTATATAACATTGAAAAACCAATTGAGTTTGATAATATAGGAGATGCCTAATGTGTAAAGTATGGAGTGATAAAACATTACTTAGTACTGATATGAAAAAAAAAATAAACAAAAGAAGGTTATTATTAATAATAAATAGGTTATCTAATGTGCCAGAATATTTTTATAATGCGATTGATAAATTAGATAAAAATTATTTGAATAAATTAACAAAATGGATAAAAACAGGAGAATTCAATGGAAATAAATAAAATATCAAAAGAGATACACGAATTATCACAATCTAAAGGTTGGTGGGAATCTGATAACATTCCAGAAAAACTTTTAATGATACATGCTGAAGTTTCAGAGGCAGTGGAGGCTTATAGAATTGATGATGAAGATAATTTTAATGAAGAACTTGCAGACATTGCAATAAGGGTTTTTGATTTGGCATCAGCACTTGAAATTGATTTAGAAAAAGAAATTTTAGATAAACACAATTTTAATAAAACAAGAACACACAGACATGGAGGGAAGAAACTATGAAAACAGAAATTAAACAATTTCTTGATTTTTTAAAAATTCCTGGGTATTTGATTAAAGCAACATCAATATCTGGAATTTCAGATGTCAATGAAAGTATGGAAAAGGTAAAAAGTAAAGAAGATGGAAAAGAGGCTGAAATAAAAACTTATAAAATAGCCGTTTATTTTGATGGAATATCAGCACAATTATTTTTCTCAAATAAGAATGAAGCAATTGCTATAAGAAAAGAAATATTAGTGGTTTATAAACATCTATATGAAAAAAATCATATATCAGACGATATTTAAAAAATTAAATAATAGTTATAAATATGTTATAATATTAATATGAAAAAAATAAAAAATGTATTAAGTTTATTCGATGGTTTAAGTGCTGGTCAATTAGCATTGAACAGAATAGGTATTGATTTTGATAATTATTATGCTTCTGAAGTTGATAAATATGCTATTTCAGTAACACGATATAATTTCCCTAATACTATACAACTTGGTGATGTTAGTAAAATAATATCAAAAGATTTACCAAAAATAGATTTATTAATTGGTGGGAGTCCTTGCACCGATTTCAGTTTTTCTGGTAAAAGAAAAGGTATGACAACCATTTCAAATTTAGAAATTACCAATTTAGAAAGTTATTTAGATTTGAAAGAAAAGGGTTTTGAATTTGAAGGTCAATCATATTTATTTTGGGAATATATAAGATTATTAAGAGAATTAAAACCAAAATATTTTTTACTTGAAAATGTTGTTATGATACAGAAATGGAAAAAGATAATTACAAAAGCTATTGGTGTTGAACCTGTTTTGATTAATTCTGCTTTACTTTCAGCCCAGAACAGAAAACGTTTATACTGGACCAATATTCAAGGTGATACAAAAACTTTTACTGGGTATAGAATATCACAACCTAAAGATAAAGGAATAGTGTTAAAAGATATATTAGAAACAAATAATAAATCAGATTTATTTGACGGTTCATTAAATGATGGTAAAAATGGATATAAAAGTAAAATAAAAACTGGTGATGATAAATCTTCTACTATATTTGCAAGTCAATATAAACTTGCCAGAGGTATAGATATAATAGATAATATAATAGATAATAGAATGACAACAAATGGTAAATCATTTTGTATAACAGCAAGATATGATGGTGCAGTTGCTTGGAATAGTATTGAAAAAAAACAGAGAACAATGATTGGTTGCATCCAAGTAGGCAAAGCAAACATAAAAGGTAATGATACCATACAAACAGAAAAAATAATTGAAAAAGTTAAAGTAAGAAAATACGAAGTAGATATTTCATTATTAAAACAAACTTTAAAAGAAAGTAAAAAACAATCAAAACTTACAATAAAAGAAATATCTGAAAAATTAAATATAGTAAAAACAAAAGTAGAACATTGGTTTAGGTCTGATAATTCTTTTGCTATTCCTGATTCTGAAATATGGTTAAAGTTAAAAACCTTATTAAACATTCCAGATATATTTGATAAATCTATTCTTGAATGGGAAATAAAAGATAGTACATTTGATATGAACAACAGAACATATAATGAAGATGGAAAATCTCCAACATTGTTAGGTATTAATTCTCCGAAAGTAATAAATAACAATTTATCAGATAAAATTAAACCAGATACTTTGTTAATAGGTAGTTCACAAAAAAATGCTTATATTGGAACAGATAAAAGTAGTACATTGTCAGCATCTATGGGTGAAGGTGGTGGAATGACACCTTATGTTAGGGTTCAAGGTGCAGAACCACAATTAAATATAAGGAAAGATGAAAAAAAGTAATTGCGTTGTTGGGTCTTATGCTGAAAAACTTAATGAAAAAGAGATTGTTTGTGGTGCTTTTCGTGGTAGATATAAATGGTCATGATAGTATAAAAAGAGTTTACAGCCCTGAAGGAAAAAGCCCAACCGTTACTTCAATGGGTGGTGGAAATAGAGAACCTAAAATAATAGTAACACATAATTAAAAAACAAAATAGAGGAGAAAAAATGGTTAAAAAATTTTGGAAGCCGAGTTTAACATCACAATTTACGATTTGTCCTATACCTTTTCATATGGATAGTTATAGAGGTTGTGTTTATAATTGTCAATATTGTTTTGCAAGAGATTTTGTAACTTTTGCTAGAAGAAATAGAACTGGTATAGAAAGCACTTTTGCATATCTTGAAGGTAACAGACATGATTTATTAAAAAATTGGATTGAAAGAACCTTAAATAAAAACTATGATTATTCAAAAGGTGAAGAGGTTGCATTTAAAGAAAGAATTCCATTAAAAATTGGTGCTACATCAGACCCATTTCCACCTATTGAAAAAACAGAGCATATTACTAAAAATATTTTAAAGGTATTACATGAGTATAATTACCCAGTTGAAATACAAACAAAAAATCCAGAAGTATTATTATCTTATATAGACGAGTTTAAAAAACCAAATTGGACAATTGCAGTTACATTAATTTCTACTGATGAGAAGTTTTTAAAAGTATTTGAACCATCTGCACCATCTGCAAAAAAAAGATTAAGTGCTATTAAAAAAATAACTGATAAAGGTATTCCAGTAATGATTAAAATTCAACCAGCAATTTACCCAAAAATACTAGATGATATGGAAGATTTATTAAAACAAGCTAAAAAATCTGGTGTATGGGCTTTTAATACAGAGGGATTAAAAATTAGAATATCGATGCCTAAACATGAACAAGAAATATTTAAAACTATGAGTAATTATTTAAAATTTGATTTAAGGGATTATTACAAGAAATATGGTGTAAATACTGGTTCTGATTATGAATTATTAAAAAACAAATCTGAATATATTAGTTTAGCAGAAAAATATGCTGAAAAATATGATTTAAAATATTTTTCAGCCGATAATGAAATGGTTGGGGGTTGTAGTGGTGAATGTTGTGGTACAGAAGTGTTAAAAGATTATAAAATTCTAGGTAATACTAGAACAGATTCATATAAAACAGATTCTTCAATTATATCTTCCGAATTAGGGAAAGTTTTATGTAATTTTTCAAGAAGTCAAAAAAACAAAAATTTAACAATAAATGAAGTTATTAAAAATAATACCAAAAAAATATTTAAAAAAATTGATATTCAAAATATGTTTGAAGGTTAATCATGGAAAAAAATACTAAAGAGATTGTTTGTGGTGCTTTTCGTGGTAGGTATAAAATTGATGGTATTAGACAAGATGGAAAAATGAAAACTGCTGGATTAACTACACAAGAATTAGAATTAAGAAGTGATGAAAAATCTAATACATTAACAAGTGTTGAAAAAGATAATGTTATAGTAGAAAAACCAGTCAATGGGAATCCAGCATCTGATGGTACTATAGTTGTTAATAATTTAAACATAGAAGATGTTGATATAAAACAGAATTACGTCCAATTTGATATAAATAATAAAAGGCATAATTCACAAGACCAAAGAATATTTTATCAAAATGGAAAACATGGAACTTTACCATCACAAGGATGTGAAAGTAAAACAAAAATTGTAGAAGATATGAATTCAAGTAATTTAACTTGGAGAAAATTAACTCCAATCGAATGCGAAAGACTTCAAACATTGACAAAAAACAAAAAATGTATTATAATACAATTATGCTTAGACCATCTAAAAAACCTTGTCCGATTTGTGGAAACAAAATGTCCCAAGTTGCAAAAACTTGTTTTGAATGTAGAAAAAAAAGAATTGAAAGAATATGCAAAATATGTGGTATCAAATATTATAAAAAACCAAGTGTCAACAAAAAATATTGTTCAAAAAAATGTAGATATGCAGACACCGAATCAAACAAAAAAATGCACAAAGGACAATCTAAAAGAAAAACATTTAAATGTACTCAATGTGGAAAACAAAAAAATGTTCCTTTATCCCGACACAGAGGAGGGTTTTGTGGACTCAAATGTTTTTATAAATATAATAGAGGGGTTAATTCAAAACAATGGAAAGGTGGAATTTCTTCAGAAAGAGAAAAAAACTCAACTACTAAAGAATGGAAACAATGTATTAAAGATGTATGGAAAAGAGATAATGCTACTTGTAGAGTATGTGGAGAAAAATTTAAACACTCTAAAGGACAACAATTCCATTTACACCACATTATTTCATTTGCATCGAAAAAGCATAGAAACAACCCTAATAACATTATATTGGTTTGCAAAATTTGCCATCATTGGATACATTCAAAAAAAAATAAAAGTAAAAAATATATTATTCCATATAAACATTGATGATGGACACACAGCTAAAGGAATAAATGAAAAAAATGAAATAGTTGATATTAGTTCGTCCCAACGTTACAAACTAATAGGAAACTCTTGGACAGTTGATGTTATTTGTCATATATTTAAAAATTTATTAAAAGAAGATAAAGAATTTGAATCTATATTTGAATTCTAAAAATAAGGAGAATCATGATAGTAGAAAAAGTAAAACAAATAAACAATGATATTTATATTATTAATATTGAAAATATTGGTTATCTGGACACATTTAGTAGGGATATGTGTGTTAATACTAAAAATTGGACAAAGTCATTCTATGGCGATAATTTAAAGGATTTGACTATGTCTAAAGGTGATATTGATTGGTTTAATAACTTATTAAAAAATAAAAAGGAGAAAATAAATGGCTAAATTGGATATGGTGGAATATCAAAAAATAATTGATATATGTAAAGAGACAGCAATAAAGAAAAACATTTCGTACGGAAGTAGTAATCTTGAAGAAACAAAATTAATGGGCATCATCGTGAGAATGAACGATAAGATGGCGAGATTAAAGAATTTAACAATACATAATATGGATAAAAGTATTGACATTAATATTTTAGAAGATGAGTCATTAACTGATACTTTAATGGATTTATTAAATTATGTGGTATTTGCTATAATGATGAGAAATGGTAAATTAACAGTAAAAGAAAAAAATAAAAATAATAGTTGACAAAATAAAGTTTTAATACTATAATTATATATGGTTTTGGAATTAACTAATTACTCGTGCCTTCAATGGCAGGATTGGTCTCCCGATGATTAGTTAATTTTAAACCATAAGGAGACCTAATATGGAAAAAGAATTAACAATTTGTGATATTATTAATATTGAGGATTATCCAGAATATCAAATATTAATGGATACTGAAGAGTTTAAAGATGATAAATTTAAATCATATCATTTAAAAATGAAAGAAGTGTTATATTTAAAGACTTTAATTTTCAAAACAATTAATAATTTAAACACTTTTACGTCTAAATTAAATAATAATAATCAAATAATTCTTAAAAAAGAAATAAATAGAATTTTATTTGATTATGAAACTATAATTAAAAAACAAATAGATATGTTATTTTTATATTATGGATTATTATTACAAAACGAAGAAAAAATAAATAAATTATTAAAAACAAAAATAGAAGATAATGCTATAAAATCTTTTATGAACCAAGTAGATAATATTTATAACCAGATAAAAATAAATATTGTAAAATTAAATTTGATATATATACCTGAAAATTTAAAAAATAAAAATATAAAAAATAAATTAATTAAAATAATTAATTACTCAGATATAACATTTGACCAACATGCAGATAAATATCAACACCTTTATAAGGAATATTTTTATTTAGCATTAAAAAATAACAAACCAGTAATAAAAACAATGTACAGTTGGTTAGGAAAAGAATTTAAAAAAGAATATCCAAGATGGAATTTATTAGATAATATTATTAAAAACAAAAATATTTTAATAAATTCCACTAAAATCATTAATAAAAAAGAACATTATAAAAAACATGTAGAAGAAAATGAAAAAGAATTATTGGAGAATAATAATGAATAGTAAAGCACAAAGAAAACATAATCAAAAAGTGATTCCAACTTTTTATCATAAGTTAGATTATAATGAAACATCAGAAAAGAAAAAAACAACTTTTGATAAAATGAAAGCTAAAACCAACAAGAAGAATTTAACAACTATTTTCTCTACAACAAATGATGGTGATTATAAGTTTAAATTTTTTAATAATTTAGAAGGCTTTAACTCAAAAGCAACAAAAACTGAATTAAAAAAATTATTATATCCAATGTTTAAAAATCAAACACATTCTTTAAATATATTTAAACAAGGTAGAAGATTAAATACAAAATGGAAAATGGCTTCTGGAATAATGATTGACATTGATAATGGAAAAAGTATTAAAGAAGCTATAGAAATATTAAAAAAAGAAGAAGTTTCTTATTATATAATTCCATCAAAATCACATCAAATTGATAAAAAAGGTATTACTTGTGATAGATTTCATATATATATAAAAACTGACCAAATAATAACAGATAAAAACATACATAAAATGTTGACAAATTATTTTAGTGAAATATTACAATCTGATATTAAAGCAAAAGATTTAGCTAGATTTTTCGGTCCGACACCGAATTTAAAAATTGATGATATAATAATTAATACTAAAGGTGAATTATCAAAAAAGAAAATAAAAAAATTAATATCAAACATAGATAATAGAGAATTTGAATATACTAAAAAAAAAAAAAAAATAAAAGAAAAATCTGAATCTGAATATAATAATATTAATATTAATGAAGAGGCTATTACTAATTTTTTAAAACACGTAAATAATAGATTTCCTCAATTAATATCTGAAAATTTAAATCCTTCAAATAGTTCTTTTTCATTTTATAGAAATAAAAAAGATAAAAATCCAGGTGTTTATTGTCTATATGATGATACTACCATACATGATAATAATGGTAAAAAGTATAATTTAACTTATAGTTTACAAAATTTTAATGAAACTGTAGATTGTTATGATAAAGTACCTGAAATTGATGAATTATTAACTGAAATAACAAATGAAATTTATGCTGAGCCAGAAAAATCTAAATTATACATGTTTCGTGATAATGAAGGTACAGGAAAATCGTATGGTGCCTTAAGGATTATTAAAAAAGGTGATTTCTTTTTATCACCTGATAAAAAAAGACAAGAAGAAGTTAATCAGATACTAAATACACAAAGAAAAGAACATATTATATTATTTAGTAATATGGATATAATAGCAAATGTTATTGCAGAAAATAGAGGTTTAAATTCTAAAGATTTAATGAAACTAATAAATAAAATAGCTTATCAATATAATAAAAGTTATATTGAAGAAATAGTTGAATGGAATGAAAATGATAAAGAACACATAAATAATATTTCAAAAAACCATTTAGAATTCACTCAAGTAAAAAGTACACATAATAAAAAGTTATTAAAAAAATACTCTTCTAAATGGACAAAAGAAAATAAAAAAATAATATCTAATAAAGAAGTTATAAAAAATAAAGATTTATCAGATGATGAAAAGGCTGACATAATAACATCTAACAGTGGTCTTAAACAATTTTTAGATAAAAACAAAGATTTAAATGATAATGAAAAAGAAGCAATATTAATCTTTTATAATAATCAAATTTCAAACATAATTAAAAAAGATAAAATAATACTTACAACACATCATAAATTTGCTACAATGGTAAGTTTAATAAGTGAATTACACGATGGTGTATCTCCTATTATTGCACATATGGACGAAATCATACCAGATTTATTTAATTCATATAAAGTAGTAACAAGTTCAAATAGCAAATCATTTATTACATTAATTAATGATGCTGTAAATAATACACCAGACACTTATACTTTAGAATCTTATACCAATAATGTAAATGTATTAACAAAAAAAGAATTTTTTAATAAATGGTGGGAAGTTCCTTTTTTAAATATTATTGCCTATACTACAGAAACTGCCCCAATAAAAATGATAGCTAGTTACAATAAAAGTTATGAAAATAATTATTTTGATATATCACATAGAATATTAACAGATAATATAAAAATAATAGGAGTACAATCATTGAATTCTCAATCTAAAAATGGGCAAGTATTAAAAGGAAAACAAAAAGGTTTCTTTGTAATTGAAAATATAATGAAAGAATTGGATGTGAAGAAAGAAAACATTATAATGAATGGTGTTGGTCAGAAATGGAATTTAAAAAATAATAAAGGTAGTAATAAGTTTGTGCAAACTTTTAATAAACTAAACCAAAAAGAAAATATTGCTATTGTTATTACTAATCCACACCCAAATGAAATTGATAGTCAAAAAGCAATATATGTACCAATGTGTGAAAATGAAATAAAAGATATTGAAAATGAAGAAAATAGAGTGTTTACTTCAACAGAAAGACATCAATATATACATAATAGATTAAATTCGGATGAATTAACTGAAATGGCTAAAAAAGATGTTATTATAGACAAAACACAACAAGCATTAGGTAGATTAGCAGGTTATAGAAAACATAAAAATGTTAAGAATATTTACTTGATTATATCAGATAATTTATTACAATATCTACATGAACTTAACTATGTAACACCAAATGTTTTAACTTATACTTCATTATATGCAAGTAAACAAAATCAAGAGATACATTATACTGAATGGGAATTTATTAAGAAAATGACATTATTGTCTTCTACCGAAGACAATCTTCAAGACAAGCTTGAAGATAAGAATTTATCTTTAGATTGGTTCAATGATATATATAGAACTATCAAACATAAAATAAAACAATTCTATAATGATATTGAAAGTCTCAAATATAAGTTTAACTATACAATAAGTACATTTATTCAAAAACGAATGTGTTGGTTAAAAAAAAAGTATAAGGCTTTATATATATTAAGAAATAAAATACTTTCACAGAAAAAAAGCAATATCACACACAATTATACAAAACTTAAATTCGAGGGGATAAATTTATTAGATATTGAAGGAATTGATATAAATAAACTGATAAAATCGGTATAAATCAATATTTTTTAAAAGTTTTATAAATATATTATGAGAAAACTAGGAGAAGTTTATAGATGAAATGGAAAAATAATGGAAACTACATTGATGCTGAAGAACTGAAACAGGAATTGATTTGTTATTGTCACGAAAAAGAAAAAATAGATGTTAAAATAAATAAACAAATTAATCTATTAAAGAAAAAATATGAAGTAGATACTGCCAATTATATCAAAGAAAAAGAAAAAATAGATAAACAACATAAGTTTCCACAAGTATCAGATAGGCTTGGTGAGTTAATATTACTTATTGGTAAAAATTATTTTAGCAGGGCTAATGTTAGATATTCCCCAATTAAAGATGATGCAATGATGTTAGGTATTGAATATTGTTTAAAATATATGCATAATTATAACCCAAAACACAGTGCTTTTAATTATATTAGTACTTATATGGAAAACTCTTATAAACAATACTGGAATAAAGAACAATTAAATAAAGAAAAAATAGATAGAAAAATAAATAAATATGTTGATGAGGAATGTATTATTGGTAAAGATAAAGAAGGTAACGCATTTTTTAAACCATATAATGAAATAGTAGGACAGAATAATTCATTTGAGTTAAATTTTGATGAATTGGATAAAATAGTCAAAGAAAATGAATTAAGAAATGATAAAGTTAGAAAAAGTTTAAAAAAATATTTTGAAGAGTAAAAAAAACTTTTATAACTATATTATGAAAAGGGGTGTATAATGAAATTTAAAGAAATGATGAATGAAGTATTAAATGAGGCAAGTTCTGGTAAAGAGGGTATATTAGTAAAATCTAATTATAATGATGGTGGATTTGAAAAATGGGAAACAAAAATTAGAGATTGGATTAATAAGATAAAAAAAAAGTACAAAATAACTAACAATGAGTTGGTAACTGTCAGGTCGAATAAAAAAATATTTAAAAATCAATTAGAGATGAATGAAACTGTTAAACTTTCTTTCATTAGATATTCAAGTTTTTCTGATTGCATATTTGGAATTAAATTATAAAGGAGAAAATAAAATGAAATTTAAAGAAATGATGAATGAAGAATTAATAAATGAAAGTCCAGAGGAAAAACGATTAAAAGAAGTAAAAAGTGTTTTAAAAGACTTATCTGCTGAAGCTACACAAACCGTAAGTTATATGTTAAGTAAAAATAAAACAAATATCGATTTTGAAGGATATGATAAACAAGGTTTGTATAGATTAGCTAATATTTTAGTAGTTGCTTTTTTAGAAAAATCACTTGATGATTTTAGTAAGATATCGAGTGAATATAGGCAAGACATTGATAAGTTTAAAAAATTATTTAAGAAGTAATAAAATGGAAAATAAAATAGTTTTTAAAGAATTAATGGAAAACATTTTAAATGAAGAAAAAGGTGATGGTATTAGAAAAAAATTGATTAAGTTATTACCAGATTATATTAAATTAAAAAAAGAAATATTTAAAACTGAAGCTAAATATGTTAAAGAAATAAATAAAAAGTTTGGAATAAAATTTGGTATCGATGATTATCTAAATGATGAAATAGAATTAGAAATCAAACAATATGTTGAAAAAAATTACCCAAAACATATTCAGAATGGTAAAGATTTATATTATTTATCAGAAATTATCAGTGAACATATGTATAAATTAAGTAATTTATTTTATGGTAGATATGATGAATTACAGGATAAAAACAGACATTGGAGTTTAGACCAAAAAATGTTAGATTTTTTAAAAAAAGAGATTGAAAAATAAAAAGGAGAATTAAAATGAAATTTAAAGAAATGATGAATGAAAATGGTAATGAAAGTTTAGAAGAGGGTGTTAAATATCCAAGTCAAGATGATGCTGAATTTATGGTTGAATTAACAAATGCGATGTTTGGTGTATATTATGGTTCGGCATCACCAAAAATGAGAAAATTATATGAAAAAATGGACGAATTGAGAAGAAAAAGTTGGTGGAATGTTTTTGGTGATAATTCACCTTGGACAAGTGTTAAAAAAGGTTCTTCTGGTAAATTGAAAGTTGTTTGGGATAAAACAAAAGCCAAATCATTAGGTTTATAAATTGAAAACATTCCACCAACTTTTTTATTCTATATTAAACGAAAAATATACACCAGATAAAATATCAAAAGATATGGTTAAACCAAAAGATTTTTTAATTATTTTGGTATCAGATAAAAATAGCAATAGAACATCTATACAAGTTTATAATATGAAAAATAAAGATAATTACAAGAAGAGTATCCAATAATGAGAGCTTATCCAAAAAAATGGAAAATGTATAAATTGTCAGATGAATTGAGAAAAGATATTGAAATGAATGGGAAAATAATAGAGAGGTTATAATGAAAATAACAATGAATGATTTAATGGAAAGTAACGACATAGTTAAAAAAAGCTATGAAATGTCAGTTGAAGAGTTTACCGAAAAATATAATAAAAATTATGCTGAATTATTTGATGATGGTAAAATAAATGAAAAAGAATATGAGGAAGGTAAACGATTTATAAAATCTGTTACCAAAAAATCAAAATATATAATAAAAGATTTAGATGTAACAAAAGGGTTAAGACGAAAATCCCAGAATAAAAAATTGTTGTTTGATTTACACTATGGTGAAGTAATGAAAGCATTTAAAAGTAATAAAAAAATACCAAAAAATATATTAGATTTTTATGGGATAAAATAAAATGAAATTTAAAGAATTATTTGAAAATGTGTTGAACGAAACGAATAATACATCTTATCAAGAGATTAAAGAATGGGTTAATTCTTTAAATTTAAAAGGCAGAAGTCCAAAAGGTTTTAAAAAAGAATTTAGTTTACTTCAATATGCTAAAAAAATAATTGATAATATTGATAATTATTATTCAGGAAAAGTTGATGGTATGTCATTATCTCAATTACAAAGAATATATGATGTTGATTTAAAAGGTAAAAAAGAAAAAATCAATAATTTATTATCTGTTGATGATAATAAACCAATTATTATCAAAACTAAATTTGCAACATATTATAAAGAAGATGGTTCTTCTTATGATAATTATTTAAAATCAATAAAAGATGTTGATGAATTTTTAAATACATTAAAAGGTTATCATAAAAAAGCGTTAAAAGATTTAGTAATAGTATTTGCTAAAAAATCAATAACTGGTAGTAAAGCAAAATATAAAAGTGCTGAGGACAGAATATTAATTAATTTATCGTCGATGGGTAAATCTAAAGAAGAGTATGGTAGTCTAAGATATGTAATTTTACACGAACTGGGTCATAGGTATTTAAAATTTAATAAACAACATTTTAATGTTGATAGTATAGAATGGATTACAACACCATATTCAAAAACAGACAGTTTCACAAGTGAAGAGAAATTTGCTGAATTATTCGCATTATCACATTGGAAAAATAAATATAAAAGATATGATGAAGTAATTAAAAAGTTTGAAAAAAATATTAAATAGAGGATATTAAAATGAATTTTAAAGAATTATTTGAAAAGGTAGTATTAGAAAAGTTAGATTTAAAACAGGCATTGACTATTTTAGGATTTACTGATTTAAATAAAATATCAAAATCAGATTTAAAAACCAGATATAAAGATTTGGCTAAACGAAATCACCCAGATTTAGGTGGAAATGTTGAATTAATGCAAAATATTAATGCAGCAAATGATTTAGTTTCAAAATCATTAGGTAGTTATGTTGGTTCTTCTGATAACAACGAAATGAGTAGGGAAGAGAAAAGGGAATATAAAACCAAAGAAAATAAAAAATATGCAAAAATAGCATTGGTTAATATTGAAGATAGATTTGATATTAAAGCATTTGAAAAGTATTTCGGTGATTTGGTTGGTAAAGATATAAAAACAGTTGTTGCAAAAACAGATATTAAAAACGTTGATTATTATAAAGATAGTGTTTTTTATGAGGTTGAATTTAGTACAAAAGATAATAATTCTATTTTTTCAGTTCATGCTTGGGTTGATTTAAATGATTTAAAACGTATGGAAGGTAGTTTAGCTGGTAGTAATATTGATTTTAATTTATATCTAAATATTACTATTTTACATGATAGACGAAAAGTTAAATTAGGTAGAAGAAGTTGGAGTTTTAGTAATGACAAACACATATTTAGTGTACCAAATATTTTATTCCCAGAAAAGAAAATACAAAAAATATTTAAAGCAAAGAAAACAAAGTTTAGTAAAAAAGATGTTTATTTAACTTTGGAAAAAGAGTTTAAAACTAAAATTAGATATGGGAAGATGGATTTAATGCAAATTCCATTACATGATGATTATAGTATTGGGATTCATAGGTCAACTTTCATGAGGCAAGGGACTTGGTCATTAAATAGTTTGTTTAAGAGAAAAGGTAAATTTGGTTATGAAAACATTCATAGATTCTTTTTAACTATAATGGAAGATGAAACTTCAATGGAATGGTTATATGAAAATTTACATAAGTTGAAAAAAGAAAAGACAGAAAAAGGTTTGATTAATAGATTTAAGAAAATGGAAACTGAATATCGAAATAGAATAAAATAAATAATACTATGATATAGTATATAATGTGTTATAAAAGTTTTATAACTATATTATAAGGAGATAAAATGAATTTTAAAGAATTAATGGAAAATACATTGAATGAATCAAAGTTTGATATGTTTAAATACGATGATTTTACAAATATTGATAATTATCATAAAGAGGAAATATTAGATAATATTAAACATATAGTAGAAAATAACATAAAAATATCTGATTATCCAGAAGCTTTAAAAATGGGCAATCAATATGGATATGGTGCTATTAATTTCAGGGGTTATGGAGCAAAATTTGATGGTCAGATTTATGAAGCATATATATTAAATTCTAAAGGTGATGGTTGGCTTAGACAAATTGAAGGTCAAGGTAAAGGTTATGGTCTTGTTATTAGGGATATAAAAGTTCGTTCTAAAAAATGGAAAAAATATGGAGATTATAAAAAATATGTTGGACAAGTAAAATATTTAGAAAATGGTAAAGATGAAGATGATGGTGTTTATGACAGTGGAAACGTTCACTTGTTTGTCCATGTTGCTTTTGAATTAGAAGATTTTCTTTCATATATTAAAAAAAATATGAAAAAATGGAAACCATAAAAGGAGAAGAAAATGAAATTTAAAGAATTAATGGGTGATATTTTTGAAGAGGGTATTGATAAAAAAGATTTACATTCAAGATTATATAAGAATGGTTGGAGTGAAGGTTGTTGGGAAAAAGACAATCCTAAAAAATATGTAGATTATTATTGTAGTTCAAGGGATATGCATTATAGATATGATTTAGAAATTAAAAATGGTAAAGCCAATGTAACAGAATATACTAATTACAATCCATCTAATATGCATTCGGTTACTAAGACAAAAGTAATAAATTTTAAAAACAATACTGATAAATTAATTGAAGAATTAAATAGTTTTGTACCAATGTTTATGGGGTAAGGGGATATAATTCGTTCATTGTTATATATTATGAAAACAATGAAAAAGATTACAAAAAACGAAAAAGAATTAAAAAGAGAGTTGAAAAAAATAAATAAATAATACTAAGTAATAGTGTATAATTAACTATTAAGGAGGTTTGTTATATGAAAATAACATTTAAAGAATTATTAGAGTCTAATAATAAAAATAACATGGTAAAAAACATATCTAAAGTAAGTAAAATATTTAAAAAATTAAAAATTGAATATATGTTTATAGGTAAAGGTTCAGCAATAATACAAGGTTTTCCTGACACTACCCAAGACATAGATATATATCCAAAAAACGAAATAGAAAATAATAAAAAAATAGTAAAAGCATTAAAAAAATTAAAATTTAATATTAATGAAAAAACTGAAACTGAAATTCTTAGAGGTAAAGATTTTATACAATTTACAGAACCATTTGAATTTGATTTGGTGTTTGCACCAGACGGATTTGAAGATTATGATAATGCAAAAAAATATTTAACATGGAATGATGGTTTGCCTTTATTAAATATTGCAGGTATTATTAAAAGTAAAAAAGCAGCAGGAAGGAAAAAAGATTTGATGTCAATTGATGAATTAGAGGATTTTTTAAGATATGTTGACTCCTGAAAAAATAAAGGTATTTGAAACTTCTATTAAAAGAAGTGTAAAAGAAAGAATAGAAAGAGGTTTTATAAAAACATATAAGCCTGTTATTAATGATACACCTAACTGCAAAACATTCACAAAAGAAGAATACAGTGTTTGGTGTGAAAATTTACCGAGATTTTTAGGTTATTATAAAGTGAAATCTATTGAGTAAAGTAGCAATAATATGATAAAAACTATATACTTTGTAGTAGAACTTTTATAAATATATTATGAGGAGAAATTGTTGAAATATAATGAATTTGCAGAAAATACTATGATAGAAACTATTGAACTTAAAGACGGTAAAATAGTATTTAGTTATAATAAAAAAAAATGAAAAGATTAATAAAAATACAAAGGAGATTATGATGAAATTTAAAGAATTAATGAATGAAATAATTTTAAATGAAGAAAGCAATAAATTACTTGTTGGTGATAAATTTAAAAATAAGTGGAATGAGGTTCATAAAATTATAAAAATATCAAAAACAGGTAGTGTGTTGACATGTAAAGATGTCAACACTAACAAGATAATTAAATTTAGATTTTATGATGCAAGTGGGTTATATATTAAAACAGATAACTCAGTTAAAGATTTGGGTGAAAAAATTAAATAAATAATACTAAATAATATGTTATGATTATAGGTGCAACAATTTTTAAATCATAAAAAATAATATTTAATAAAAAAATGAATTATTTCCTTATATGAAAAAAAATAATATAACTAAAATGGTACAACTTGGAGACATTACACACGAAAAGAAAAGTTTAACAAAAGTTACTCAAGCAAATATACAAAAATATTTTATAGACCCAATAATAGATAATGGTTATGAATTAATTTCTATAGTAGGAAATCATGATATACCATTTACTAATCATAATAATTTTTCATCACAAAGTATTTTATTTGAAAATGTAGAGTCAGACCAAATTGCTATAGTTGATGATATTTATAACGATAAAACAATTGGAATTTCTGCCTGTGGTTGGAATAAAGACTTTAATCAATGTGACCAATCAATATTAACTGGACATTTTGATATAATTGGCGCTGAAATGGCAAAAGGAATAACTGCTATTAAAGGATATGATGTTAAAGATTTTGAAAAGTTTGATATAGTATTTAGTGGTCATTATCACAGACATTCTACTATAAAAAACATTGTATATGTTGGCACTCCATTAGATTTATCGTTTGGTGAGAATGATGTTGACCATGGTTTTGTTGTATTAGATACTCTTACACAAGAATGGGATTTTATTAAAACAAAAGATAAATTATTTCATACAATAGTTTATGATGGAACTAATAAGATAGATGATATTATACCAAAAGTAAAAGATAATTTTTTAAAGGTAATAAAATTGAAAGTTGGTGATTCTGAAGAGTATGAAAATTTTATAAAGAAAGTAGAAGAAAATAATCCTATATTATTGAAAAAAACAAATCTTGAAGTTGAAATTAAAGATATTTTAGAAAGTGATATAGATATAGAAGATTCAGAAAACTTATTAGTTGTTATGAAGAAATATATTGAAAAAATGAATATTGAAGATAATAGTATTAAAAAAGAAAATCTACAACAGTTATTAGTTAAGTTATATAAGGAGAGTCTACTCTAAAACGTGAAGTGTGTTAGAGTTTAATTAAATAATACTAATAAATAGTGTATAATATATTATAACATAAACTATAGGAGGTTTATTATGAAAAAATTAATATTAATTATTACAATGGGTATTTTAGTTTTGAGTTTGTTAAATTGTGGACATTCACAATCAGATTTAGAGAGTTGGATTGCAGTAAAATATGAAAAAGCAATGAATACAGAAATCAATTTATTGGTAGGGGGCACTAAATTATTTACTATTGAAGATGTTAGTCTAATTAAAGTAAAAGATAATGAATATTTAGGTGATGTTACAATATCAGCAATATTAATAAAAGGTGGTGAAACTATAACACTCAAACAATCCATTTCAGTAATTTGGGATGGTGGTGATACATATTATTTAACAGAAAAATGAACAATAATAAAATAACAGAATTTTTAAGTGAGTTGGTTAAAATTAAAGAAGTCGCTGATAAGTCTTGTGGTGATGCTGATAAACTTTCTAAATATATGAAATTAGCAGATAAAGTTAAAGCTTATTTTAAAGAACACAGACATGACCATATGAATAAGGAATTGAAGTGAATTTAATAAAACTTTTTTTACAATCATTAACGCTAATTTTATTAATAATATTATGGTCTATTTCTATTACATTATGGGTCATAGATACCTCACTTAGTGTAGTTGCAATATATCAAGTATTAGGGTGGTGCTGTTTCTTAACATTTTGTATTTTACTTTTAAAACCCAGTATTAATAAAAGGATAAAATAAAATGATAAATTTAATAAATGGTGATTGTTTAATAGAGATGAAGAATATTCCAGATGGAAGTATAGACGCTATTATTACAGACCCTCCTTATGGGACGACTGCTTGTAAGTGGGATTCAGTTATTGATTTTGATTTAATGTGGGAACAGTTGAATAGGGTTATTAAAAAGAATGGTACGATAGTATTATTTGGAAGTGAACCTTTTAGTAGTTTATTGAGAGTAAGTAATATTAAAAATTATAAATATGATATTATCTGGCAAAAAGAAAAACCCACAAACCCATTTACAATAAAAAAACAGTTTGGTAAAGTACATGAAAATATATCAGTATTTTATAAAAAAATATTAACTTATAATCCACAAATGGTAAAGAGAAGTAATGTAACTAATACTAAACCAATGAAAGGATTTTTAAATATAGATGAAACAAATATTGTTACTGGAAAATATAAACATTCAACTGATTATAATCCTAAATTAGTATATCCAATATCAATTTTAAAATATAATAGGGATAGTAAAAAAGGAGTCAGTAAATTTCACCCAACTCAAAAGCCAGTAGCTTTAATGGAATACTTAATCAAAACATACACAAATGAAAATGAGACAGTATTAGACTTCACAATGGGAAGTGGGAGTACAGGTGTTGCTTGTAAAAACACTAATAGAAAGTTTATAGGTATTGAACTTGATAAAGGTTATTTTAATATAGCAAAAGAAAGAATTGATGATATTAAAAACACATTATTAATAGAAAAGAAACAAAAAACAATAATGAATTTAATTTAATGGGATATGGAAACCAAAAAAATGAAATATTGTTAAATGAAAATAAACTATCTTTAATTACTGGCAAGAATGGTGCTGGAAAATCAAATTTAATTGACGCATTTAATTATGTTCTGTTTGGAAGACCATATAGAAAAGTAAATAATTCTAAATTAATTAATAGGATTAATAAGAAAAAACTATTAGTTGAAATAGAATTTATTGGAAATAATAATAAACAATATATAGTTAAAAGAGGTATGAAACCAGAAATATTTGAAATTCAAGAAAATGGTAAAGTGTTGGATTCTCAAGGTAAAAAAGAAGACCAATTGACATTAGAATCAATCCTTTCTTTCGATGAAAAAATCTTTAGACAAATAACAATATTAGGTAGTGGCTATTTTATCCCTTTTTTACAGCTCCCTTTGGAAAAGAAGAGAGAAATTATTAACCAATTAATGGAACTTGATACTATTGATGATATGAAAATTATTCATAAAAATAAGGTTAAAAAAAGTAAAGAAAAACAAGTTGATGAAGAAAATGATGTGAGGTTGGTTTTATCAAAAACAGAATCTATTAAAGATGAAATAGACAGGGCAAATAAACACAATGATAATGTTAAACATAATCACAAAAGGAATTTAAAATCTATTAAGAATGAATTGATTGAATTAAAAGATAAATTTAATTTATATAAAGAGAAAAATGTTGATTTTAAAAATAAGATAATAAAAATGGAAGATGAATTAGGTAAATATCAACCACTTGATATTATTAGAAATGAAATTACCCAGATTAATATAGAAAAAAATATGATAGCTGAATCTATAGATAAATTATATATGAAAAAATTAAATGATATTGATAAAAAAATAACTACATATGATGATTTGAATATAGGACTGCAAGAAAAAATAGGAAAAACAAGGTTAGATGAAAGTGAATACAGAAGAACCGTAGATAAAGAGATTGTAGATATTATAAATACTTATGATAAAAAAACAATAAATAATGAAAATAAAATAGAAGACGCTAATGAAAAGATAAAATTCTATGAGATGAATCCAGCTAAATGTCCTACTTGTGGTAACAATATAAGTGATGACCATATAAAAAATCACATTGCTGATTATAATAATATTAAATCTGAAAATGAAAAAACTATTGATAAAATTGAAAAACTGAAAAAGAAAAAAGTTGATAAATTAACAAAAGATAAAGACGAACAAATATCAGAATTTACTAACCAGGGTGTGGTATTAAATAATAATATTAATGATAACATCGAAAAAATAGATGAATTAAAGAATGAAATTAAAGAGATTGAAGATGAAAAAATAATTAAAATATCAAAAGGCAAACATAAATTAGTAAAACATTTAGAAACACTTCAATCTTCATTGGAAGAGGTTGAAGATTTATCTTATAAAATAACAAATTATAATGCCAGTATTGAGCGTAATGTCAATAATATGAATATGTTTAAAAAAGATATTAATAGGTTAAAAGAAGATTTTAATAATAAGAAAAATAATAAAATTGAAGGTTTAATAGAGATTCAAGAGTTAGAAAATAAATTAGATAATCACAGGTCTGATATTCAAAAAACAAGAAATGTATTGAAAAAAAGGGAATTAAAGAATAAATATTTTAGTGTAATAACGCAATTATTAGCAGATGATGGAATAAAATCATATGTTGTTTCAAAACATTTAGGTTTTCTGAATAAAAAGGTAAATGAATATTTAACTTTATTTGGTGCAGAATATTCAGTTATTTTTAATTCCACTTTAGACTGCCAAATACATTATAGGCAAGGCGAGGATTTAGATTATAATAGTTTTTCTGGTGGTGAAAAATTACGGGTGGATTTATCAATTTTGTTTACTTTTGCTAATTTTGTATCAATGAAAAATACTGCTTCAACTAATCTATTAATTTTTGACGAAGTATTGGATGGGAGTATTGACTCACAGGGAGCCTCTGACTTAATAGATATGTTAAAAATGTTTACAAGAAATGGACAAGACATATTTATAATATCACATAATAAAGAAAATTATTCAAGAGATTTTGACCAACAAATAGTGATTGAAAAAGATGTGTTTAGTAAGATGATAATTACTTAATTAAAAGGAGAAATAAAATGAAATTTAAAATAAATAAAAATGGTTATTTAGAAATATTTAGAAAAAACTCATATAAAATTCAAGGTTGCCCTTATGGTGTTAATCGGGATTGTGGTGATTGGTGTCCACTATTTTGTGAACCAGTTTCTTTATCAGGAGAACATAACAACCCTACTTTTCTAAAAATATGTAATGCTGAATTTGATGTATTTCGATGGTCAGAAGAAATGAGTGATGAAAGATAAATGGTTAAAAGGAGAAATAAATGAAAAAATATAGTCAAGAAGAAATCAAGGAAATATTTACTGAAATGACAGATATATCTAAAAATTATTTGTATAAAGTAAAACTTATATTAGGTGAGTATAACGATGACCAATTAAGAAAAGAAGTAGAAGATGAATTAACTATTGTATTAAAAGCAGAAAATAAATTTCCTAAATTTAAAGTTATATGTAACAAGGAAAATAACACAGCTGATATAATAGAAAGTCATAATTTGGTAATACATATAATGATTCAAAAACATAAGTGTGAAATTGTAATTGGACCTTATAGTGAAAAATAAAATTTTTATAGTTGGTATAGATTACAGTATTAACTCTCCTGGTGTTTCAATAATTGATATAGACAAACCATTTGAATTAAAAAATATTAAGACAATAGTATTTACAAAAAGAAGAAAATCAGATTATGATTTTAAAAATGTAACTAATATTACTATTGAGAATGAATATGAAAATAGTATTATAAAGTATAATTATATAGCAAACCATATATTAAAATATATTAATGATAATGATGTTGTTGCATTAGAAGGTTATTCATTTGGCTCTCGTGGGAGTCTAATTTTTAATATAGCAGAACATACTGGGCTTCTAAAATATAAACTATGGAGAAATAATATTCTATTTAATGTATTTTCACCTAATACCATTAAAAAATTTGCTACAAATAAAGGAAATTCTGATAAAGAAGGAATGTACGAAGCCTTATGTAAAAAATTTGATATATGATATTGTAGATAGTATTTGGTTATGTAACTATATGTATAATTTGGTTCAAAATAATACTTTTATTGAGAAATACAATTTTTAAAACTTTTATAAATATTTCTAAAAAAAATAAATAATACATTGTAATAGTGTATAATATTATTTTATATAGGAGAAATAAATGAAATTTAAAGAATTAATGACAAGGTTAAATGAAAGCCCTTATTATTCTATAAGAAAGTTAGATGATGAATATTTAACCGAAAAATTAGGTCAATTTATCACAGATGGTTTTAAATTAAAAACTGTTGAAATTAAAGAAATGAATAAAGGTGAGTTTATTTATGTTATGGTTAAAAATAAATTTGAAAGTATTTATGTTTGGGTTGATGAAGAAGTAAAAAAAAAACAAAAACAATATAATATAATAGCAGCTTGTAATGTACATAAATTAGATGTGAAATATAAAAATAAAGAATTATTTTCTCCTACGACAAGTAAAAAATATAGTAAAAAACATAAAAACACTTTAAAGGTTTTATACAAATATATACAAAAATTAAAAGGTGGTTTAATTATATGTGATGGTATGCAAACCGAAGATGGAAAAGGAGTTTGGACTGATTGGATAAAAAATACTAAGGTGAATAAGATAAAATGGTGGATTGCATATGATATAAGAACAAAAGAAGAAATAAATATAACAGCAGAGAAAGTTGAAGATTTATACTCTAAAGATAATTTAAGTTATATGTATAAAAGAATTATTGTTGAATTTAAATAGGAGATATAAATGAAATTTAAAGAATTATTTATAAATACAATATCAAAAACAACCTTATTTGAAATGGCTTTTTATAAAAAAGTTGCTGAAGATAAAATAAGGAATGAAGTAACACCATTAATTGGACATTTAATTAAAATTTCTAAATGGGATGATAACAAAAACTATAATAAACATAAGAAAGATATTAATTCAATGTGGTTAAAAAACATTGTTATAGTTAAAATTAAAAAAGATAAATTTACTAAAAAAGATTATTTTAATTTATTATATGAAGAACCAATCGGTGATGATATTGATGTGATAAATAAAATAATAGAATGGGGTTTAAAAGATTATCATAATTTAACTGTAATTAAACCAATAAAGAAGTGATGTTTTTTATTAAAGATATAATAAAAAAAATAAGTAGTGGTTTAGCAAATAACAAATTAAAAGAAATACAATATTATTTATAAAAAAGGAGAAATGAAAATGAAAAAAAAGAGTAATAAAATTTTTTATATGGTTGGTGGTATAATAATGTTATTGGTATGTTTTATATTAAATATTCATTTAGCAACAAAATTATCAATAAAAGATAATAGTTTAGATATTGAAATCGCAAAATATGATGTATTAAAAGAGAAATATGATAATTTAAAAACAACTCATATGTTGCAGTCAAAAGATTTAAAGTATCTTAATTATAAGAGTTATGTATATGAAAAAAAAGCACCTGAATTTGACAAGATAATAAAAGCTGCTTATGTTGAAGCTGAAAAATATCCACACTTTTCACCTTATTTGGTATTATCTATTATTGAAACTGAAAGTAATTTTAGAAGAAAAGCTAAAAGTTCTTTTGCTGATGGATTAATGCAAGTGAATACTAAAGTATGGTCTAGTGAGTTATCTATTGATAAAACAAGAATATTTGATGTTAATTATAATATACAACTTGGATTAAAAATATTAAATCACTATTATTTGAAAGAAGGTAGGGATATAAATCGTGCTTTATTTCGCTATAATTCGGGTTATAAATATAATAATTCGAGATATGTACCAAAAGTAATGAATATATTTTTAAAATAAAAATGATAAATTTAATAAATGGTGATTGTTTAGAAGTGATGGACAGATTGATAAAAGATGGTGTTAAGGTAGATGCAATTATTACAGACCCTCCTTACAAGACTATTAGTGGTGGTGTTTCGATTAAGGATGGACAAATTGTTTCAGATGGTACAAATTGTAGTAATAAGTGGTTAAAAAAAGATGAAGGTTCGATTCCAGTTACATTAAAGAATGGGACTCAATTTGAGTACAACAATATAAATTTTTATGAATGGATACCAAAACTTCAACACTTATGTAATGATAGATGTCACGTTTATATTATGTCAAATGACAGAAATGTTCAAAACATATTAAACGAGGCAAGTAAAAACAACTTAAAACTTTTGAATATATTGGTGTGGGAGAAAAACAACTGTACACCGAATAAGTATTATATGAAGAGTTGTGAATTTATATTATTATTCAGATTTGGTGGTGCAAAAAGTATAAATAATATGGGGACTAAAACTATACTTAAAATAGATAATATAATTGGTAACAAAATTCACCCATCTGAGAAACCATTAGAATTATTGGAAATATTAATAAGAAATTCTTCAAATAAAAATCAAACTATTTTAGACCCATTTATGGGTTCTGGAAGTACAGGAGTTGCTTGTAAAAACCTAAATAGAAAGTTTATAGGTATTGAAATTGATAAAAAGTATTTTAATATATCAAATGATAGAATAAATAATATAGAAAAGAAACAAAAAACAATTATGAATGAATATTTTTAAAATAAGGAGATTAAATGTACACACAAATATTTGTAAAAAATTATAAACATTTAGTTGAAATAGGTTATGATGCTCAAGGTAAAAGGTTTCAAACCACAACTGATTTTAAACCAGATTTATATTTAAGAAATGATACTAATAATGATACATCATATATTAGTTCTGATGGTGTACCATTAAAAAAATTAACTAAAACAATACCTAATTTTTATGATTTTATCCAAGAGTATAATGATAGATTAAGTATATATGGAAACATAGACCCAATTTATCAGTATATCTATAAACATTATGGTCAACAAAAAGATTTTTATAATTTAAAAAATATTAGAACTTTTTATATTGATATAGAGATATATTCAAATGATGGAAAGTTTCCAGACCCATCAGAGGCAGACCATGAAATAAATGCAATTACAATTAAAGATTCAAGAACTAAAAAAATATATACATTTGGCTTGAAACCTTATGAAATAGCCTCTACAGTGCTTGAAAAAGAATTTAATGACATAGACATTAAGTTTGATAAAAAAGACGTTTGTTACAAGCATTGTGAAGATGAAGAACAGTTATTAGAATATGTTGTTAAAATGTTTCAGAAGTTGAAACCAGATGTGATTACAGGTTGGAATTCTAAGTTGTTTGATATGCCATATTTGACTAATAGAATTAATAATATTCTTGGAATTAGTTATGTAAGAAAAATGAGTCCAATTAATTCAGCTAAAGCAAAAACACATTATGTTAATAAAAAAGAGATTGACTATTTTGATATTAATATAACAAATTTGGATTATATCGACCTTTATAAAAAATTCACTTATATTACAAGGGAATCATATACATTAGATTTTATATCGGAGACTGAATTAGGTGCAAGAAAAGTAAAATTCGATGGTACATTAAATGATTTATATGATGATAACAATCAATTATTTATTGATTATAATATTAAAGATGTTGAGTTGGTTTATCAATTGAATGAAAAAATGCAATTGATTGAATTGGCTTTTACATTAGCATATGAAACTGGTATTACTTTTGATGATGTGTTTGGAACTTTGGTTGTTTGGGATGTATTGATGTATAATAAACTAAAGAAGCAAAATAAAGAAATAATTCCAAAGAAAAAAAACAGTATTAAGATACCATATCCAGGTGCATTTGTAAAACAACCAAAAATTGGTAAGCATGAAAATTTAACAATGTTTGATTTAAATTCACTATATCCAAATTTAGCAATTGGGCATAATATGAGTACCGAAACTAAAGTTGAATATGATGATATACCACAAGAAATAAAAGATAATATATTATCGAAATTTGAAAGTAGTGTTGAATACGAAACACCAACTATTAAGAAAAGTTTTTGGAATAAAATAAAAGGATTTATAAATAGATTTATAAAAAGAAGAGTTTATGATAAAGACATAAAAGATAGTAATTGGGTTTTTAATCATTTTAATAAGTTAGTATTGAATGATAAAATAGATTTAAGTTTGTTAAAAAAACATGATTTAAGTATGACACCAAATTTGAAGTTTTGGAGAAGAAATAAGCAAGGAATTATTGGTGAAGCAATGGAAGAAAAATATAATTTAAGGGTTGCAACACGTAAATTAATGTTTGATGAAAAAGATAAAAAACTATTGGTAAGTTTTCATTTAAAACAGATGGCACTTAAAATTTTGATAAATTCTGGTTATGGTGCTTTTGCAAATAATTATTTTAGATATTTTGATATTGATGTTGCCGAAGGTATTACAACTTCTGGACAATTAACTATTAAATATGTAGAACAAGAAGTGGTAAAAAGATTAAAAGGAATGGTATATTCGGTTTATTGTGATACGGACAGTGTTTTTTTTTCATGTACCAATATGATAAATAAAATAAAGAAAAAATATCCAAATAAAGAATTTACAAAAAAACAAACAGTTCAATTAGTTGAAAAATATAGTAAAGAAAAGATTGAACCAATGATTAAAACGGTTTTAGATGAATTACAAGATAAATTAAATTATTATAAAAACACTATGGTAATGGGTAATGAATTAATAGGTGATGTTGGTATCTGGGTAAAGAAAAAGAAATATGTTGTTAGAAAATGGATTGAAGATGGATATTGGCTTGATAAACCAGAATTAAAAGTAACTGGTATTGAAATAGTCAGAAGTTCAACACCACAGGTTGTAAGAACTAAATTAAAAGAAATATTATGGGATTTATTTGATAATGATAAAGATTATCTAATAAAGGATTTAAAAGAATATAAAAAAGAATTTTTTAATATGTCAGTTGATAAAATATCATTTCCAAGGTCGGTAAATAATTTAGAAAAATATCAAGATGATGAAAAAATATATGGTTTAAGAACTCCAATCCATGTAAGAGGTAGTTTGTTACATAATTGGTATATTAATAAACATGATATGGATTATGTTATTCCAATTTATAGTGCTGATAAAATTAAATTTATTTATTTAAAAGTCCCTAATGTAATGAATAATGAAAATGTGTTTTCGTTTAAAGGTGAATTTTTAGATTATTTTAAACTATCTGAATATATTGATTATCAAGTTCAATTTGAAAAAGCAATGTTGACTCCAGTTAATATATTGACTACTGCAATTGGATATGATATTGTTGAAGAAATGAAATTTAAAAAAGTTGATATTAGTGATATGTTCGGGTAAAGGTTTAAAATGATAAATTTAATAAATGGTGATTGTTTAGTAGAAAGTGATAAAATTGAAAGTGGAAGTGTTGATTTAATACTAACTGATTTGCCTTATGGGAATATTAAAGGTTTGAATGCCGAAAGTATAAAAAAAGATAATAATAAAGGGTATGTTGTTGGTGGTGGTTATAAAGTAAATAAAGACTGGGATAATGTTATTGATACCGATAAAATAATGAAAATAGCAAATAGAATATTACGAAAAAATGGTAAAATGATTTTATTTGCACAACAACCATTTACAACTGAATTAATAAATAAACAAACATCTAATGTGAATTTTTCTTATTCTATGATTTGGGAAAAAACAGATTTTGCAAATTGTTTATTAATAAATAAAGCCTGTGTTAATTATTATGAAGATATTTTATTATTTAGTAAAAATCATGATACTGAAGATTTACACCCATTAAGAGATTATTTTAAAAGAGTTTTTAAATTTATTAATATAAATAAAAAAATTATTATTGAAAAAGTAGGACAAAAAGTTGACCATTGTTTTAGATTTAATAGTATGCAATTTGATTTATGTACTGAAAGTACTTATAATGAATTAATCACAAAATTTAAAATAAATAACATGAGTGGTTTTAAAGAATATTATAATTTAAAAAAGGAAAATGAAAAATTGGAATCAACATTCAATTTATGGGAAGGTAACAAGTATAAAAGTAATATATTAAAATACAAAAAAGATTATAATGGTTTTCATCCAACTCAAAAGCCTATATTACTTTTAGAAGATTTAATTAAGACATTTAGTAATGAAAATGATTTAGTTGTTGATTTAACAATGGG